TCCCTATGTCTAACAATGCTGGGCAGACAGCCTTAAACGGCGCACGCCGCATAGGTAAAAATGTTGTCTGTGGTCACACCCACAGGCTAGGTCACATGTCCTACTCAGAAGCCCACAATGGGCGTTTAGGGCGTGTATTACAGGGTGTAGAGGTAGGCAACCTAGTTGACCTATCTAGTAGCGGTATGAGCTACACAAGGGGCTATGCCAACTGGCAATCAGGGTTTGCTGTTGCCTATGTAGACGCCAATCGTGTGACGGTAGTCACAATCCCAATTAACCATGACGGTAGTTTTATTTTTGAGGGTAAGGTTTATGGGAAAAGAGCATAACCGCACCATTGATGACCATATTGACGACTTTGACGCAATAGGGGTTTTGTAACAAAAGCGTTATAGGACACGCCTGTCAGTTCCTACACTTACCATGATTACAAGCGCATACTACTGTCGTACCCAAATAACGGATTTGGGACAGGAAAGGAAATCATGTCTACATTTACAGCAATAAGTATTTTGTTCTACACAGCTGGTCTTTCTTACTGTGCTTACTACTTCGGTTTTGACCGAGGTTTTAACATAGGCAAACAGCGTGGCTGGGTCAATGGTTATGCTTCAGCCAAGGCAGTCAAACGAACTGCACAAGATGAGGTATTTGACTATGAAAAAAACTAATGAGTGGCTCACCGATATTAACGACACACTTACTGCAAGAGGTGCAATCTATGGTTCAGCAGCTACAAACCATAGACGAATCAGCGAGTTATGGTCAGGTTACTTGGACACTTACATTAGTCCTGAACAAGCAGCCATGTGTATGCTGCTCGTCAAAGTCTCTCGTCTCAGCGAAAGTAGCCAACATGACGATTCACTCAAAGACCTCGTCGGGTACGCCTGTGTGTATCGAAAGATCATTGCAGAATTAAATGATAATACTGAGTCGGACAAAGAACTATTGTGATTACTGTAAAAACCGCTATGGCGCAACTAGTCTCAAAGGTCAGATTATGGCGATTTTCACGAGCATTAGTTCGAGCAGAAAAGCAACGGCTAAGTATAGGAACTATTGCAAAGCCTGTCGGGACGAGTGCGAGACTTGGACTAATGGCACAACTTGGACGCTTGAACAACAGCAAGCCTACGCACAAGGATTGGACGAAATAGACTATGGCATATTTTGATTTAGATAAGTACATGACAGCTGAGGAAAGAATAGAGTTGTTTGCAAAAGAAAACCCTGACTTTCGCATGAAGTCATTTCATGAACAAACAGACGGGTTTGTCTTTGTTGAGGTTAATCTGTATAGGACTTGGGCAGACCAAGAGCCTTGGGTGACTGGACTAGCTGGTGAATCATTGGCTACTCAGTTTGCTATTGAGAAGGCAGAAACCTCAGCCTATGCAAGAGCTATAACTAACACAGGTGACCCTAAGTACAGCACCATGAAGGACGGTAGCAAAGCACCTAGGGCTAACAAGGGTGAAATGGAATCTATTAAACCTATGTATGGCAACGCAGGGTCAAAGTCTAGAGCTGTTGAAATGGCACTAAGGACTGACATTAAAAACAATCCTTGGTCTGCACCTGAAGCAAAGGCTGAACCTGAACAATGGTCTGTCAATGAGGTTGCAGCGTCATTAAACGCAACTGTTATAGATCAAACTTATGAGTGCCAGCATGGTGCAATGATCCGCAAAGAGGGAACTACCCAAGCAGGTAAGCCTTATTACGGGTTTGTGTGTGTTGAAAAGCGTAAGGCAGATCAATGCGAACCTAAGTGGGGCAGACTTACAGCTAATGGCAAGTGGTCGTTTGGCGAACAGGATAAATAAATGGGAGACATGGAGTTGATCTACCCTGACGGTCTAAAGGTCACATTAACAGATGAGGGTGCAATGGCTGAGATCGTCAGCCTTGCAGACTGCTGTGAACTATGCAATGACCCACGCATGGTGCATGAAGGTGATCTAGTCAAATGTTATAGCTGTGGAGTTATTAACCATATTGACTTTGGACATAAAAAAGATAATGCCTAACTATGAATACAAATGCAATACATGTGGAATTACAAGAGAAGTGTTTTACAGTTTAGCTGAGGACAGACCTGACCCTATTTGTTGCGCCACGGCAATGAGTAGGGTTTGGGGCAATACACCTGTGATATTTACAGGCAAAGGGTTTTACAAGACTGATAACAGATGACCGAGGCTATACAAATGAAGTGCAATAAGTGCGCTAAACCCACCGTATTTGAGATTGAGAAAGACTGGGACATACCTAGCAATGTAGTAGTAGCTAAGTGTCAAAGGTGCGAGAATAAGGGCGTGAGAGAGGTAACAGACTTTATGAAAGAGCCAGTCCGTTGCACTAAATGCGGTGCATGGAAAATGGAAGGTTTAAGCTGTTCAATATGCGCAAAGATCAATGCCCCGAGTGCCTAGGGTATAACACACAAACAACACAATATAACAAGGACTACCTGCACCTATGCTGTGCATGTGGTCATGAATGGAGTGAAGGTTATGGGTAAAAGAAACTGTGGTGTAAATCACACTAAAGAGCGTCTCACTATGTGGGATAGCATGCTTAACAGATTTGACAAGGCTGGTACGCTACATGCCTGTGGCAGGCTCTCAAAGCCTGAACACGAGCCCCGTAGGGGATTGCTCGTGAGTTCATGGGCAGTAGCTGTTGGGATACTGGTATGTCTAATAGCATTAGAAACTACTGCCATAGAGATTGATACAGCACAAGCTATAACTACAAAGCCCGTTATTACAATTACACCTAAGGCTTATGCTAAAGCCGCATTAAATGACAATAAGCAGTACACCTGCATAGTAGAGCTATACACAAAGGAATCTAACTGGAGACCTGAAGCACGCAATGGTTCACACTATGGGATACCTCAAATGCGTAATAAGATTATGTTAAGTAAGAATCCATTACAACAAGTAGCATTAGGTATTAAGTACATAGAGCATAGATACGGTACTACCAAGCATGGTGTACCTAACGCATGTAAAGCATTACATCATCTAAAGACTAAAGGTTGGCATTGAATAACAATAGAAAGAAAGAGATACTAGGTAGTGGTAAGTGGAAAGCCATACGCCTAAAGGTATTGGCTAGAGACGGCTATCAATGTGCATACTGTGGCATTGGATTAGATAAGACCAACGCACAGGTTGATCATGTTGTGCCATTAGCCAAGGATAGTTCAGACCCTTTCAACATGGAAGGGCTAGTCGCAGCTTGCAGGCGTTGTAACGCATCTAAAGGCGATCGTGTTTTTTTAGCCAAAGAGCCTACCCCCCCTGTCTTTCCAGCCTACTCTCTCCCTGAGACTCGGGTGGCTCAGCCAGCCTCACCCTTTAGCAAGCCTTAGAAAGCCATATGAAGCCCGTTGAAGCCAAGGTTGACCCAGTAAGACGAGGGGCAAAGACAAAAGCCCTCATAGGGGCTGTAAAGCCTCGTATTCACACGCCTTTGCTAAAAGGTGCGTCTAGAATTGACGAAGTTGCAGATTTAGCTGACAAAATTGGTATGCCATTGCTTCCTTGGCAACGCTTTGTGCTAGAGGATATGTTGAAAGTTGACAAAGAGGGTATGTTTGTTAGAAAGACCTCGTTATTGCTTGTAGCTCGTCAAAATGGCAAAACTCACCTTGCCCGTATGCGAATCCTTGCTGGTCTGTTCTTATTTGGCGAAAAGAACATATTGGCAATGTCCTCTAATCGAAATATGGCATTAGATACATTTAGGCAAGTTGCTAACACTATTGAGGATAACCCTTTCTTAAAGGCACAAGTCAGACAGATTAGATATGCCAATGGTCAAGAATCAATTACATTGCTTAACGGTGCAAGGTATGAAATTGTCGCAGCTACCCGAGACGGGTCTCGTGGTAAGACAGCCGATTTGTTATACATAGACGAATTACGAGAAATCAGCGAGGAAGCATTTAAGGCAGCCGTGCCAACAACTAGGGCAAGACCTAACAGTCAGACTATTTTGACCAGTAACGCAGGTGACGCATTTAGTACAGTCTTAAATGACATGAGAGAACGGGCAATGTCCTACCCAAGTAAAACATTTGGATTTTATGAGTATTCAGCACCTATGCAGGCAAGACAAGATATACACAATCAAAAGTATTGGGTTATGGCAAACCCAGCCGTTGGTCATACAGTTACATTAAGTGCCATTGAGGAATCAATCTCGACTAACAGCATTGAAGCAACGCTCACCGAAAGTTTTTGTATTTGGATTGATTCACAGGTATCACCATGGCAATTCGGAATTTTGGAAGCTTGCACAGATAGCAGCCTAACTTTACCTGTTGGGGCAATGACTGTCTTTGCATTTGATATAAGCCCTAGCAGGCGCAACGGCTCACTTGTAGGGGCGCAGATAACTCCAGACGGCAAAATTGGCGTTGGAATCATTGAGACCTATGTAAGTGAAGTTGCTATTGACGAGGTTAAAATGGCTAGTGCAATAAATGAGTGGGCAATGAAATATAGACCGACTCATATCGGATATGACAGATATGCCACAGCCAGCATTGCTCAAAGGTTAACTCAAAGTGGTCATAAACTAATTGATATAAGCGGTCAACCCTTTTACCAAGCTTGTGCTGAACTTTCAGACGCTTTGAACAGTATGCGACTTGTCCACTCAGGTATGCCCGAGTGGATAGCTAGCATGAACAACTGCGCCATGAAAACCAATGACGCAGGTTTTAGATTGATTAGAAGGAAATCGGCTGGAGAAATTACAGCTGCCATTAGTACAGCAATGTGTGTCCATATGCTTTCAAAACCAATATCAGTTCCTCAGATTTATGTCTAGGTTATGTGATATACTTCACCTATGGGATTATGGGCAAATTTAACTGCCAAAAATAAAATTGAAGCGCAATATGCGCCAATGGTTGTACCTGATACACAAGGACTCTTAACTCTTACTTCACAAGTTGCAATATCTCGCAATGAGGCGATGTCTGTACCAGCGGTTGCTCGCTGCAGAAATCTTTTAACGGGCGTTATCAGCTCGATGAGTTTGGAAACAGAATTAAAAGCAACAGATGAGAAAGTACCAAATTTACCTTGGTTAAATCAAATATCAAAGAGCGCACCTAACACAGTTGTACTTTCTTGGATTGTTGACGCATTACTATTTTACGGTACTGCTTACCTAGAGGTAACTGAGGTTTATCAAGACGATAATCGTCCAGCACGTTTTGAGTATGTATCTAATAACAGAGTTATTGCACAGTTAAATCACAATTCAACTTTTGTCGAGGAATACTGGGTTGACTCAAAGTCTAGACCAATGTCAGGTTTGGGCAGTTTAATCACAATACAATTAGGCGGCGAAGGAATCCTTGCTAACGGCGCAAGAGTTTTAAGAGCAGCTGTAGATTTAGAAAAAGCCTCAGCAGTAGCTGCCCAGACTCCCGTCGCGAGCGGGGTGTTGAAAAATAATGGGGCTGACCTTCCAGCAGCTGAAGTTGCAGGATTATTAGCAGCATGGAAGCGTGCTAGACAAGATCGCTCAACAGCATACCTAACTTCAACACTAGAATTTCAACCAGTTTCATTTAGTCCTAAAGATATGATGTACAACGAGGCTCAACAGTACATGGCTACCCAAATTGCCCGTTTGTGCAATGTGCCTGCGTATTATATTTCAGCAGATATGAACAACAGCATGACTTATGCGAACGTACAAGATGAGCGTCGCCAATTTGTATCCCTATCACTACAACCTTTTATTTCTGCTATTGAGCAGCGTTTTAGCATGGACGATCTAACACCAAATACCCAATATGTTTCATTTGACATGGACAGCGGATTCCTTCGTGCTAATCCTTTAGAAAGATTAAATGTAATTGAAAAAATGTTAAACCTTGGTTTAATAACAGTAGAACAAGCGCAAGCAATGGAGGAATTAAGCCCTA